TTATTGGGGGTTGTAGGGGGGAACCCCCTGCCAAAAAATAAAAAAAAATCAGCTTAACACTTGACACAACTCAAGGGGGTATCGGTTTTTGTACCAATACCCCCCCTGTGTTAAGTTAAATGTTAGCTTTATATTTTTGAAGATTACCTAAAACTAAATCAAAAGGCTTTTGATTTATTCTCGGCATGTAGTCAGCTTTCATTTTAGGAAATTTAGTTTTTTCATAAGTCCTAAAATTTGCCTTGTGCATAGCACGAACAATCGCAATGTAAAGGGTTTCAATTCCCTCACTGGCTTTTGGGTGGTTATTCCCTGCAAGTAATGAGATTATTTTTTCCCCTGCTTTTACTAATTCATTAACTTCATTTACTAAATAATGATTAGGTGTTGTATCTTTACCTTGCTCACTTTTAGCAACATTAGTTATTAAATTAGCTTTTCCTAAAATCCCCTTATCAACATCATTAATTGATTTTAATGATTGACTGAAAGGACTTTCAGTAGCATTTGTTCTATTTTCCTCAATAACTTTTTTTGGCAAGAAATAAGTTTTAACAATTTCTAAAACTCCGTCCTGTCCTCTAAAAGTTTTGCTGATTTGTTTTCCCATTTCAGTTTTAGCAAATAATCTATTTACAAGATTATATCTGAAAACTTTTAAATTTTCATCAGCTAAATCTTTATAAGAAAACATGTTCCAATTCATCAATAATTGAACAGGGTCGGTTTCCTCGTTCAACATTGTATCCAAATTGAAATGTTTTTCATTAGCAATATAAAACATTACTAAAGGTGAAACGTCATTTATCACTCTATACTCATACGGATAAGTTTTTGTAAAATTTTCAAAAACTTTTCCTAAAGCTGTGATTAAAACCTTATTTGTGAACTTGTTAAAGTCCTTTGCAATTAAAGTTTTATGCGTTCCGTCATCATTAAGAAATATTTTTGAAACTGATTTATTATTTTCAGTTTCATCAAAATATAATTCAATGGGCATTTTTTTATTTTTAAATAAAGAATATAAATCTCTACTTAAATATAGCATTTTGCCGTTTGCCTGTTTTTCCCCTTTGGCGATACTCACAACATCTTGCCAAACAGATTCCCCTGTAGGTTGTGTTTCACGTGAAACATTTTTAGCAACCTTGGGTTGTGTTTTTGATATGTTCATTTTTCCTCCTTTGTTAAAATTAAACATATACCAATGGTTGTAATGTATCATTGTGGCTAAAGTGTGTCAAGTGTGTGTCAAAAAAAAGTTTTTTTCAATCTTTGTGTCCATTTTGGGTTTTCTATTTTAGGTTGAATAATGAGAACATTTGTAGAACATTTCCACGTGTGTAGATGTTCTCATTTTGTTCTTTGCCTTATTTCTGCCACAATTTTGCCAAATTTAAAACACAAAAAAAAATTTGGAAAAAAAAGACTAAGACATCGTATAACGATACGTGTGAAAAAAAATAGGGATAAAAGACTAAGACATTGCTACTATCCCTAGCCGTTAATGTTGGGAACTAAAAAGAGGGAAACGACTAGGGTATTCTCTGAGGGAGAAACTATAAATATATATTACATACGTGCATAGATTTTTTTGCACTTGTATTTCTACAAGATTGCCTTGAAGTTGCAACTTCTCGGACTGCTATGCAATGAGGTCTGGGTTTAGCAAACTGCGTGTCATACCTCATACGTACCTGTGTAATACAAACTTGTGGTTCAACACACATTACACAAATACTACCTTATCACGTTTGCCGAATGATTATTCAGTCAACGTAAGTAATATATACTTATCGGTCATTCCCCTCTAGTGTTTAGCTAATTTACTAGAGGGTACTAGGGTTAATTACGACACCTTGCGAGTGCCTATACCAGATTCCAATAGTCTAGGTAATTACTTCCTAACTATGACCTACCGAACAAGAGTAGCTTATCCAATGGTTTATGTTATTTCTACCTTGTTTGTACAATTTTAATAATATCATAATGATATTAACTTGTCAAATCAATCAACAACCTTATTGATTGAAACAATTTCTCTAACTTCATTCATTTGTTCTTCTGATATATTAGTGAGATAATTAGTTGTATCTAATATCTTACATAACTTGGCGAAGTCTTCCAATTCAAACTTATATAATGTTATTTGACTTTTAAGAGTTTCTTTGCTACTAATTAACTCTTTAACTCTTTTATACAAGTTTCGTTTCTCGCCTACTTCTTGTGCGACTTGGGCTTTGCCCAAATCTTCTTGTGTTATAGCCATAATGTTCATATGAACTCCTGCGTTGATTTATATTCTTAACTATAACATAATAAATTTTTTATGTCAAACACACTTGACACATATATATTATACTGCTAACGTATGCGTATATAATAATTAATATACAGAAAGGAGAGTTATGTATTTAATATATACTTTAGTTATGGGCATACCTTTTTTTATAATTGTTATTATGCCCTTACTTAAAATGATTACTGGATAATATATGAAATATGTACAATGAAACCCCTTGTCATTAATTTGACAGGGGGTTTTTTATTTGGTATAAATAACTTATGATATATCAAATCAAAACAAGGAGAACATATGTCGCAACAATCAGATGATTGGCAAATCAAGCTACGTTCACAGATACGAAAACAAAATATCAATATGTTAGCTTGGCAGGAAAATAATCCTAATCCTATGACTGATGAAGATTGTGATGGGCTTATAAAAATCTTGAAAACTTTAACAGAGAAAGTCTATAGCTATCGTGATAACATTCGTGTTTATGGTTGGGTTAAACATACAACAACAATACCTCTTGATGATTCTAAAATTTTAGAGCAACAAAAATTTTTAGAGCAACATCAAAATCCAGAGGGAAGTGGTAATTAAATAAAGGAGGAAAAATGCGTAAAGCATTGATATTATTCACTTTTTTAATGATGACAGCTTGTGCAAATAAACAAGTTTTAGTTGGTAAAAAGTGTATGCAAGAAAATGACGGAGAGTTTATAAAGACAACTAAATCGTATATTTGGTTTGTAGATAAAACTCAAGATTGGTCAGATGATATTAATAAATCAAATTGTTTATGATTGAATTAATATTAGAAATAATAGCTAATGCCCCTACCGACTTGCTTGTTATTGTTGGTAGTGGTATTGTTTGTTCATTAATTTATGTAATAGGAGAAAATAAATGAGTGGATATAAAGGATTAAATAATCCAAATACAAATGATATGTTAAAAAATCATATGAACGCAATCACAAATACTTCTAGGTCATCAAGATTATATGGAAGACTATTTGCATTTGAAGATACAGCAAGATTTGTAATAGGCAAATTAAAAGAAAAATCTTTTAAGCTAGAAGATTTACAAAAGTTTATTACAGATGAGATGGAAAAGACTCACAGGCAAATTGATGAGTCAGAGAAAAGAACCTTTGGAAATCTATCCAATGGACATTCAAATGGTCATTTGACAAATCAAAAATAATATAGTATATTAAAAGGGCAATCAGCGAGAGTTGGTTGCCCTTTTTATTTTATATGCAACACTCGAGTTAGGGCGAGAGTTCTAAAATTTTCCTGTTGATATAATTTAATTAGGTATGGGTGGGCTATGTGGTAGTATCACTAGAAGATAGTTAGCTAACTATGTGTCCACCCCGAATATTAATCAATTTATAAGGAGAAATATGATACAAGCAAATGTAAAGTTTGGCAAAGTTTCTAATTTACTCTATACTTTAATGACACAAACCAAAGCTAAAAAGTTTCGTGCAGGTTTTATAAAGACTGACGGAAGTTATAGAGTTGGCAAGTTTGATTTAAAAAACAGAGAGACTTGGAAACAAGCTGACGGAACTATGTATAAACGCAAAGGTAAGAAAAGAACTACCAATGCTGATGAGTACATACTTGCACACGACCTTGAAAAGAAAGCACCTAGAAATATATCTGTTGCTAGATTATTATGGTTTAGTGTTGGTAAAAAAATATATAAAATCAATCGCTTAAAAATATCTGATGAGGTAAATGTTGTAATGTTTGAAAAAGTTAAATTCAATCATCTTAAAGATTTATTATCGGCAAAGAAAGTAGTAGGTATCAATGAGTGAGTGGTGTCAGAATAAAAAATGTCCAGAGAAGAAAAACCAAAATCAGATTCGTGGTACTAAAGGTGCGAAGTATTACCAATCTAATAAAGCATATAATTATCTAGGTTATTGGTGTTCTAATTGGTGTCGTGAACAATGGTGGAAAGAACACAGAGATACTTGTATGAACGCAGTTGGTTTTATTGGTAAGCAAGTATTACCTTTAGATGATGCTTGGTTTGTTGAGTATCAGTATAATTGGAACTCTGATGAGCAAGAACATAGACCATCGTATTATTTACGAAATAAAAACAGAGGTGTTAAACAACATATAACAAGAGAACAAGCACAATCTCCAGAGGACATAGCAAGAGAGTGGAATTATAGTACAATAGACGATACACAAGCCAGAGAACTAGCAGTACAATTAGGTCTAGCAAAAGCTAGTTGACATAATCAAAATAATATAGTATATTATAGATACTACTGACATTACGTTGGTAGTATCTTTTAACCTTACAACAAGGAGGATTTTCTGTATGGAAAAGCAAAAAGATATAAGACTAAATGCTAATAAGCGAACATCTTTGAAAGGAGATTTTCGCAGACATTTAGAAACAATAGATAGTCCTGAGAAAGAGGACTATTATCAAGCACGAGAAAGGTGTGATGTAGTAATACCAGAAACATTTGGTGTTATGAGAAAGGTAGTACAACGCAGGTTTAAACCTGAAGATGTAGCTACGTATAAAAGACTGAGTAGGGATTATTCAACTGTTGACGCAGTAGGTGTTGATAGTTGTTTCTTTATGAAAGTCATTGACGCACCCAAAGTGGTTGACCAATATAATGATGAGGTAGATAAGTCCAAACATTTTTCGTTTGAATTAGACGGAAAATATGAGGGCGATTATTCTTCTTCACATTATTATAGTGGAAGTAGCAATACTGGTAAAAATTTTGCCTATGCTTACTATCGTGATGATATGAAAAAGCGTGGACTAAATCCAGATTGCAACATTGAGAACGACATTAATAATGTTGAAGCAAACAATAGAGGTTATAAAACTAATCCCTATTTGTCTCAATGTAGAAATGACAATCAATCATTCCTTTCAGGCAAGAGTGATGGTGGTACTAACTACTATCAATCTTGGAAAGATAAATACCAATTAGATATTATTGGTACTGGTGGTTGTCGTTCTCGTGCTATACCTTGTACTGACTCAGAGTTTGCACAATTCGAGTTAATGCATATAGCAAAAGCAAATCTTGTTAAGACTCATACTGCTTGGGTTTCAACAATGCTTACACAAGTGAAACACTTAGAAAGAGGTTTAAAACTTATGACTAAGTTTTCTCAAGTGGAAGAGTTTGCTACAAAATTCAACTGGCAAATCTCACCAGAGATTCTAGTTGATAAGTTTGGTACTGAATTAGTTATATCTATTGACACTTTAG